TGAGCGAATACTTTACGTACTAAAGGTAAAGCAACACCAGCCCATTGTTCACCGTTACCAGCAGTAAATGTACCACCAGTACCAGTTGTGTTAGCTTCAGCAACGATTTGCTTAGCTTGGTTTTCAAGGATCATAGCCATGTTAGTTTTCTCTTTCTCATTTGAAAGACCTTCTAACAAGCCAGAAGTCGCCCACTTATCAGCCAAACGAATTGCATCAGCTTGTTGGCTTTTATATGTGTTTGAACTTTCCAATAATGAATTAATTTCCATTTTTGTTAAATTTTAAGTTTTGTTTGTTTATTAGATAATTCCTGCCAATTTTTGCATTCTACGAACTGCATCAGATACTTCAGCGATTACTTCTGGCTTACTTGCAGTAACTCCAGTTGCTTTGCTAGCGAATCCTTTGTTTTCTTTGATAGCTTCTTTCTTAGGAACTAAGCTTTCAGAGATCGTTTCGAATACTAATTTTACTTCTTTAACTGATTCAGCTTTGTCAAAGGCAGCGATGACATTTACTTGTTGAGATTCAGTTAAGTTGTTTGCTTTTAATACTTTGTTTAAGTAAAGTAATTTAGCATTTAATAAATTTACTTCAGATAAATCTTTTTGTAAAGATTTGATTGTTTCTAAAGCTTCATTCATTTCAGAAGATTCAGGTTTAGCTTCTTCTTCTTTTTCATCAGCTTCCATTACTGGAGCTTCTGCTTCTCCTTTTAATTCTGCTAATTTAGCTTCTAATTCAGCAATTTGCTGTTCTTTAGTTAAACCAGCTTCTTCTGCAGGAGCTTCTTCGGTACCGGCAGCAGGTGCCATACCTTCTAATTCTTTTAATAACTCTTCCAAGTCAATTTCTTCTCCGTCTGCAACATCAGCTGCTGGAGCGTTCATATCGTCGGCAGGTAATTCTTCGCCTGGAATTTCTTCACCAGCGTCAGCGCCTTGGCCCATTTCTTGAGCGATGATATCACGAATTAAATTTTTGAAGTCTTCAACTGATAAGTCGCTTACTTCTTGATCTTCTTCGGCTTCACCTTCTCCTTCAGGAGCTTCTTCACCTTCTGGTGCTTCTTCATTACCAGCTGCAGCATCGTCTTCAGATTCTTCTGAATCATCCTTTGCTTCTGCTTCACTGAAAGACATCTCACTTTCTGCTACTAAATCTTCCGCTTTAGCTGTTTCTTCTTCAGAGCCTTCTAACTCTTGAAGTTTTGCAGCTAACATATCCTTTAAATGAGGAGTTAAACTCTCTTCTAAAGCTTCTTTTGCGTTAGCGATAGCGGCTTCACGTACAGATTTCGCTTCAGCAATAGCTTGCTTGAATAAATCTTTGTTTGCCATTTTTACAATAAAATTGTGTGATTTGTACGATTATTAGAATCGCAATGTAGTTTGATTAAAAATCGATACGGTATAGAGACCGTATATTCGTATATAAATATATACCTTTTTCCAAAACATGAAAATAGCCTTAAAAATTTCTAATTAAGGCTATCTAAATATGTTATGTAAATAATTTTTCTAAATATGTTTTTACTTCTCCACCCTTAACAGCTGTTAAAGCTGATTCAAGAGAAGCTATTGATATCTCTTTGGACTGTAATGCTTTAATAGCTTCTACTCCTGAAGAGATACATAGTATTGCTACAATTACGTGAAAGATTGCACTTGCAATAAATTTTGCTTTCTTTTCGTCTTTTACAAACTTCTTTACTACAAACTCAATTGGTTTGATATATAGATGATGTAGCTGATCTGCTACTTGTCCAATTTGTTGGAAGTATCTTTGAGCTGCTTCTGCATCGTTTGGTTTTGTTCCTATAAATTTAGAAACTATCTTAGAAGCGGCACGTCCTACTTTCGCAATTAAACCTAATACAGCTGGTAATGCTAATACTAAACTAACAGTAGTCATTACTGCTTCGTTTTCTTTTTTAGCTACATCTTGAAAAGCATGATCTATTCCGTTTGCAAGATCTTTTAATTCTGCTCCAATTGCTTGAGTTGCAGCATTTACGTTATTTTGTTCTTCAAAAAGAATATCTGTTAATTTCATTATGCTCTTAGTATGTCGTTTATAATATTATCTAGTCTATCAAACTTAGATACAAGTTGAGTATTTTCATTTAGAGATATAGGATTCATAAAAGCTCCATGTGTTGATGGATTTGATACGAAATCCCAACATACTAACTCAAAGTCTGGTTGAACTTCTAAAGTACCTTCATTTGTTTGTTGAACAGATCCTGTACCTCTTGAAGAGATCCCGATAGTATGTCCTGCTTTAATAATTTCTTTAACAATATTTCCAGAAGGTGTATTAAGTAATTCTACTCTACCCATTAACTCATCTCCTTTCCACCATAATTCTTTTATAATATGAGATGCGTTTTTTAAAGATACTATAGCAGATTCTGGGTGATCTAATTCACCATATGCGTTTCCGTTCTTTACAAATTCAGATACATATCTATCAACTTCTCGTTGTAGTATGCGCTTATCGTAAACACGTCCGTTTTGGTTCTTAGCACCAGCACGTTGCATAATTCCTTCTACTTCGAATACTCCAGGTCTTTCCTTAGATTCTCTAAGAATAGGTCTAAAGCTATGTACTTCTACTAGTAATGCCATGTTTACTTATTTTTTAGAATTTTACCTTCCTTTAATGAAAAAGCTGTACCTCTAGAGTTCTTACCGTAACCCAACTGTTCTAACTCTTCAGGAGATAAACGTCTTGATTTAGGAGTTTCTATAGCAAAATACTTAGCCATTACTGGTTTTAAGTCTTCTTTAAATGCGTTAGATACTGAAGGAGCCATGAAAGATCCTATCTCTTCATAAATAGCTTCAATACCTTCTCTTGTATCTAAATACTGTTTTTCAATTTTAGAAATATAATCTGCTAACTGAGTAGCTCCTTTTCTGATTCTCGCTGCTAAATCTTCATTATCTTCATTCTCGTAGTTGATAAATCTCTCTAAATTTGCTGCTGCTGCTTCATTGATTACTTGCTTTTCTTCTAAAATAGCAATAATCTTTTTCTTCATAGCTTCTTTTAATTGCGCTTTTTTCATTGCATTAAAAGTATCTACTTTGTTATTATCTTTCAATTCAACGTACTTATCATGCTTATCCACTGAGCTAGATTCCTTAGCCATGATATTCAAATAGTGATTTGAATCTTTTTCTAAGTTCTTTTCTGCTTTTGCTTTAGCTTTTTCGTAGTCTTCTTCTGATACAGTACCTGCTGAATCAATACCACAAGCTTCTAATTCTGCATCAATACCTCTATTTAAAGCCTCTACTGAATACTTTACGCAGTCTTCTGTGATCTTCTCTTGTTTAACTTCAGCTAATAATCCTCTATTTTTGAAGATAGCTACTGCTGAATCATAATCATTAAATTGAGTTATGAATTGAGGAAATTGTTTACGAGCATCTCTTAAAAATTCGGCTTTTGTAAAGCGATTTTCAGATATTGCATTATATTTTTCTTGTAGTGTTTTCATTATATATTAATGTTTCTATTTTTTAGCTAATTTAAAACCCATACTCTCTGTCTTCTTTACTACTGATTCTTTTTTATCAAATACCACTTCTGGTTTTTTCTTTGATGGATTCTTAGGTTTATTTTCTAATTCAAATCCTAACTCTTCAGATTTCTTAACAGGGTCTCCGTTATACATTTCTTCTTCCGAAGAGAAAGCATTAGGTGTTTGAAAGCCTAATTTTTCCTGTAAGTAGTCAAACATCTTAGTATGTGATGGATGTTTGGGTCTTGAAATTACTTTCATACCAAACTTCTCAGCTGTTTTTGTTGCAACGTTCTTTCCTTTACCTTTGCTAAAAGCTTTTGGTGTTGCATATTGAGCTCCGAAACCTGGAGTGAATGAAGCACCTGTTCCAGCAGATCCTACTACATTGGCTTCATTAACTTCATCTAATACTTCTCGTACTAGTTTTCTTAACTCACTTATTTTCATATTGCTTCAAGTTCGTGTACTAACTCGTAGTACTGCATAAGATTAATTAAATGTGTATCCCCGATTTTCTCTTTATTAGAAACAGGTTTAATAGCTTTAGCTACTTCGTCTAACTTAATCTTAATAACTTGATCAGTTACTCTCGTAGACAATTCTGCTACTTTGCTAGAGATTTTATTCAACTCCTCATTTACAATAGTTCTTAACCTTGTAGTAGAGTTAACTGAAGTAATAAATTCTTTTAATATGTTTTTTTGTTCTGGAAGTAAATCTTTATAGTTGTCGTTAAACTTCTCTAATAAGATTTTAAATGTAAGTAAACGTAAATCTTTATCGTACTTTGAGTACTCCTCAATTAAAGTATCTTTTACATCATTTTCGTTTACCGGTGAAGATGTTAAATGTTCTAAGATTGTTGTCTTATTTTCAATCAAAGTTTGAGGATCAATAGTCTCTGCGTTATTCTGTGCTTCTAATAAGCAATATAATGCTGCTAAAGCTTTATAATCTCGTACTTGTATAGCAAAAAATTCTTCTAAACTGTAATGCTTTTTAATTTCAGCAATTAATTCGTATTTTTGCTTTTTAATTAAGTTCTGATCTAATTTACGAGAAATTTCAGTAATAGTAGATAAGATAGCTTCAGCACGAAGAGCAGATACGTTTTTATTTTTAGAAATAAATTCGTACAATTTATACTCTTTTGCTAAGGAAGACTTTCCTGCGTAGAATTGCTTTAAGATAGCTAATGCTGCAGAGTCTTTTCTAGATAAGGTATCTGATGCTATCTGTTTTACTAGCAATTCAAATATTAATCCAGTGTTCTTATACTTTGAATGTTTTACTTTCATCTTATAGTTTTCCTATTATAAATATGCTTTAATTACCTAAATCTCTAATATTGTCTTCACTTAGTAAATTAGGTTCAGATTTCGTACCAGCTTTAAATACCATCTCTTTTAAAGCATCTTTTGTTCTGTGATATATAAACTCAGTATTGTTTGTTTTTTTAACACTTTCATTTACTGTTTCATTATCACTTGGAAAACCTCCATGCATTCCGTGAATACCTATTGGATCTCTACCTCCTAAGCCGTCATTAGTTCCATAGTGTGACATATGAATTCTAGGACGACCTCCTTCAGGACCTGGGTCTCCGAATTTTGGAGGTTCTGGATGATCTTCATATCCTGGAGGAACTGCTCCAATAGCACCACCTCTTTCTCTATCTGATGCTTCTGAACGTCTACCGTACATTGAAGCTAAGTCGTGAGGTGTACCGTAAGATCTTCCAGATTGTGCAGGATCATTACCTTCTCCTTCTATTTGTGATAATCTAAATTTACGTTTAGCATCTTCTCTAACTAACTCTCTCATCTCATTGTACTTATCTTCTGATAAGTTAAAGATGTAATCGTAGATATAATCTGAAGAAAATAATTGGCTTTCTTGCATTTGAGCTGCTAAGTCAATTTTCTCTTTCATTAAAGCTACCTTTTCTTGTTCATATACAATAGAAGGATTCGTTAATTTAATTTCAAAATTTGTTAGAGATTCTCCAGTAAATCCTTGAGCATATAAATGAACTAAAGCTAACTTAGTTAACTCAGATTCCATAATCTTCTGGATTCTTTCTACTGTTCTAGCAAATCTAATATCTTCTGCTGCTAGAGTAGCCTTACCTTGTAATTCACCTTCGTATCCGAAATATGCTTTAGGGATCTTTAATGCAGCAAATAATTTATCTCTCAAGTAAACAACGTCGGTTGTACCGTCGTATTCTAATCCTTTTGTAGTTTCAATACGAGTAGATTGATCACCTCCTCTAACAGGTAGGTAGAAATCTTCCATCATATTTTGCATATTAAATCGAAGATTATACTGACCGTCTTGTCCTAAGTACGGAGTTTTTTTCATCGAGTTAATAGTCTTTTGCATAAACTGCTCTACCTCTGCTGGTGGTATTTGTCCTACGTTAATGTAGAACATTCTCTTTTCTGGAGCTCTCATGATACGGTGAATTAACATCGCATCTTCCATTAAAGATAATTGTTTAAATATTTTACGAGCTGGTTCTAAATAAGAACGGCCGTACGGTAAGTAGTTTGTGTCTGATATTAAACGGAAGTGAGCTACTTCGTAGTTATCTAACTTAATAGTTCTACTATCTTTCTTAGGAGAATAGTTTGGATTTTGAGATGAAGCTAATCCGTCTAGGTCGATTTGGAAAGTTACCTTAGTTGGATTTTCTTCTTCTTCTCCTTCATGACGTGTCATGTGGTATACCGTGTAAGGTAGTACATTGTATATACCAAAATTTTCAGCTACTTCTAGTTTTAGAAAGAAGTCACCGTACTTACACATATTACGTGTCCATGACCATAAATTAAATTCGATATTTAATATATCGTAAAATAAGTTATAAAGTACTCGTTGTATGTTTTCATCTGAAGATCTAATTGCTAAGATTTCACCCATGTCGTTCTTAACACAAGCTTCATCAGCTAATATATCTAGAGCTGAAGCGATAATAGGATCAGTGTCCATAGCTTCGTAGTCTGAATAAAGCTGAATCCTTAACGTCTGAAAATTCAGATTAGGGTTAAATATATTCTTATTATTGTAGATATATAAACGACTAAATCTGTCAATAAGAGAGTTAGTCTGGTATCTACCGGTTGTTTGTATTTGACTAGCATCAACTACTTTTAACTCATTACCACCTACATTACGTATCACTACGTCTGTGGCAAAAAGTCGTTGAAGTCTGCTAAATAATGAAGTATCAGCCATTTATGGGAATATCTTTAGTTATAAATAGATTCTATTTGAATAACCAACTTATATCTTCTTTATGTTGGTTACCCGTGTCTATAAGATACGGATTATTTCGATGGGATCCAACTGTTGATATAACAGCTTGGTTTTTTGAGTTTAAGTTACTAAAAGAAGATAATTGAGCTCTTGCTAAGTCCATACCCTGTTGTCTCAACTTTAATGCTGTATCCCTTACGTATAGTGCGGTTGCAAAGGCCATCACCAAGTCATCATTGTAATTTATCTGTGCTTGAGCTTTTCCATTTTTCCAAACAAATACACGCATTTCCTGTAAAAGTCTTTTTGACTGTATTGTTACTGCTTTTTCCCTAATGTATTCAATCATCTTAGCAATTACAAGAGGACGTGTTCTCATCGACATTGTAAAGCCTGGTACTAGTTTTTCACGTTCGTACTTAGACATATAGGATTCAACTGTATCCATATTTGAAGTACTACTGTAGTATAGGTTTTTATATTCTCTCTCTAATATCTGTTCTATCGTAGACCATCCTATATTTGCATTTTCTACTACAAGTAATGCGTCGTTATACTCTGATGCAATTCCTACTAATACGTTTCCAAATTCCTTAGGAGAAAGTTTTCCTTTATATTCAGCTACTTGAGTACAGCTATCTATATCTGTTACATGAAACGTAGAATAGTCAGTAGAGTCACCTCTAGATACGTCGGCTGTAACCATATAGGATTTTGTATAATCAGGGCTTTCCCATACCCAGAGATTGCCGTCAACCCCTCTTTTTTCTGAAGGATCTTTTTGGTAAGTGTCTTCATAGAATATTAAATCTTCTGGTTCAAATACTGTTTCACCTGATGACAAGAAGTCACAGTCACATTCCTGTGCTGCCATTCGAGGACCTAAGTCTCTATCTTGCATATCCCTCCAGCTCTGGTTTCTTTCTGGGTGAACTGTCCAAGGAAGTTTAATAGGTACGAATGAATTTTCCCCTGTCTCTGCTTTAGAATACGTAGAGTGAAACCAGTTACCAATACCGTTGGGAGTTGATAAGGCCATACATTGACCACCGGTTGCTAACGTTTGTTGAGCAGCAGTAAAGGTTTCCTCAATGTTATCAATAAAGGCCGCCTCATCTATTAAAAGTAACGATACTGCTTCAGAACGAGCTGCGTCAGAGTTACTTGATTTTGCTTGAATCTTAGAACCGTTTTTTAACCTTAACGATAATTTATTCTTCTCTACAGCTTGCAATCTTAACCACTTAGGTAATTGATCATACATAAATTGTACCTTTGATACAAGGTTTCTTGCAGTGGCTTGAGTGGTTGCTAAGGCTAGTACGTTTTTATCTTTATGGAAGATCATTAACCATAAAGAGTAACCTGCAGCTAAAGTAGAGATACCAAGCTGTCTAGATTTTAACGTAATGAGGAATTGATTATCTCTAAATAAATGTAGTACTTTCTCTTGGAAAGGGTATAGATTAAAAAGAATTCTTCCTCGAGTAGGGTGTTGAATATAGCAATACTTCCTCATGAAGTACGCTGGGTCTTTAGCACATTTTATATACTCTTGTGCTATAATGTTTTTTATATCCTGAGACATAACTTATTGTTTTTTAGATCTCTACTCCTCGAATCTTATCTAAAGTTCCGAAGCGAGATTGCGTTGAATTTGAACCTTCTTTCTTTGTAAAAATTCTAGGTAAGACTAGTCCGTTAACGTCTTGTTGAGAATCTGTAAAGAAGAAATCTCCGTCTCTTTTTCTAATATGAGCATAAAAATGCCCTGCTTTTTGTTTAATAAATTCCTCAATTGGAACTAAGTTACCATTTAGGTGTACTTCGTTGTCTTTAACTTCGAACTCAACATCCATACTTCCTTGGTAATAATACGCAATTGGTCCACCCATTTCTGGAGTGCCTTTTACGATTGTTTCTATAATATCGTCTGGTATTTTAGTAGATACGTCCGGTACTAATTTGTTACCGGCTAAATTCTCTCCTTCAAGATCATTTGCTTTTACTATCTTACTATAATACTTATATGCTTTAGCGTAGAATGACTTAATCCAAGCTTCTACATCTGTGTTACCAGCGTTAACTAGTGCGGAGATTCCTGTGATTCCTCCTCCTGCTAAAGTTGGTGCTTGAGCTCCTTTAGCTGATACTAATAAAGCACCGTGTGAAGTTATAAACTTAACATCTGCATAAGGCTCTGTTCCTAGTTCATTTAAACCTTCTACCTTTTCTGCTTTAATGATACCTTTGACTGCTACTCCATTCTTACCTACAATAGTTTTAACTCCAGGTACAGAATTAATAGCATCGATTAAACCGTGTTCTTGTCTTTCAGTTGTTGCAATTTTACTACCACCGGAACCGCCAAACTCTTTAGTTTTCTCAATAGCGTTAAATCCTATTTTATTTCCTTTTCCGTCTATAAAAAAAGGAAATTGGTTGATTCTATTTCCGCCAATTTTTTTTAAATCATCTACTTTTTGATCTGCAAATAAATTAGCATAATCTGGATCGGTATAGTTTAATATCTCTTCATCTCCGTTTTTCATTACAAAAGGAGACTTGTTTTTTATCTTATCTGCAATAAGAGTAAGTCTATAGTACTTTCTAGTTGCATCGCTAAAGTCATTCCACTTTAACAATCCTTCATCTAATCTAAAACCAAATAAAGATTCAAATAAAGCCATATCCTGTTCATTATCTAAATCAGGATATCCTTTCTTACATCTGTAAGACCACTCTAATATTACTTTATCTATTGTATTCATTATTTTTTAGGTTCTTCTCCTGGTTCTTGAAATTCAAGTTCTTCACCGCCTAAATCTGCTGGTGCTTCCTCTCCTCCTTCCGGTGCTGCTTCCTCGCCTCCGGCTTCGCCGCCTCCTTCTGCTCCTGGGAAATCACCTCCGCTACCACCTGATGAGCTACCTGATGAGTCAGATCCTGTATCTTCTCCTTCTCCTGGTTCACCTCCGCTGTTAGGGCCGTATTTAAGTAGTTCGTTTAGCTTATCTAAAGCTTGTTCAAATTCAGAAAGCTTATTAATATAATAACGTTTTCCTTGAATTTGCGCTTCAAAGCCTTTTCCTGTCCATTTTAAAATAAAGTTCTGTTTATTTTTTAACTCTACTCTAAATGTAGAAGGACGAGGTGCTACCCATAGTATATCGTCTACAAACTCTTTATATTGATCTGTTAATAATGCTTCAACTGCTCTTTTCAATGTAGGAAATTTTCCCATCATTTTCTCTGGTGCAGTTTCTAATACTGTCTCCGGTCCTGCTTTTTCAATTGGAGCTTCTTCAGGTTTATCTTCTGTTTCTTTGTCTCCTGCAGGTTCTTCTTCTCTTAGTAATTCAGCTAAAGACTTACTTTCATTAACAGTTGGACTTATAATTCCATTCTTCTCATTATGTTTCTTTTCAGCTTGTGCTTCTACATCTACCTCTGAAATAGAACGTCTTTGTTTCATCAAAGCATATTGACCTGGGTATTCTGTTCTTAAGAAATGACGTAGTGCATTAAATGTTTTTGAAATGATTTCAAATACATCTCTTGCTTTTGAATCTTTTCTAATATCATCTATATGCATTAACTCTTTAGTAGCAGCTACTGCATCTGATAAATTGGTGAATAGGTTTTCAAAGCTAGGAAGATCAATAACTTTATGGCTAACTGATCCTGTTTCTGCATTCTTTTCAGATGTTTTAAAATATACAGAAAGATCTTTATTGAAGAAATCATCGTTAGATACGGGACCGTATTTGTCTTCGATTGTCTTTATAAACTCTTTCGGTAAATCAGAAGGTTTAAAAGTATCTGCTTCATTTACCTGTACCTTTTCTGATTGCTCTTCAATACGGTTTTGTTCAGCTAATACTTCAAAATAAGCTTCTTCAATAAGGTCTTTTAATTCAGATGCCTTCATCTTTTATTTTTTATTGTAAGTATGTAAGTTTGTATACAGTGCTTTGTATCAAATCTACTACATTATCTATACTGTTCTGTAAGTTAGAATCTTGAGGTAAACCTTTTCTAGCTTCATCTACTGTTTTCATCAAATCTTGGAAGTAAGCTAAAGGATTTCCGTCTTCAATCCAGCTTGGAGGAGTTGTATATCCTTTTATAATACCATATCTACCTTGAATCAATTCCGCAATAGCATCTGCTAAAGCAGGTATTCCATCATAGTAAGCATTTAGAGCAGTGTGTGCTGCAAATGCTCCAGGTCCTTGAACCTGTAAATGGAATATATGAGCTTGTGTTCTTGAAGCAAATAATAAAGAAATAAAGTCTGCATTTGCATTTCCTTCTGCAGGTGCTTCTTCTGGGGCAGTTTCTGGTTCAACAGCAGCTACCGGTGTTTCTTCTGCTTCTTTTTTAACACTCATCTCTTGTGAGATTTCTTTTACGGCTTTTCTAAGTTCTTTTATTTTCATTTCTATCTTTTTATAGAGCCATTTTAGATGGTTCTGGTTGAGTTTCTAATTCGTGATAGCTAGTATTAGCTTGATTAATAAAATTCTGAGATTGTGAAATATGGTCTTGAATCCATCCTGGGATGTCCTTCTCTTCAGATCCTAATTTAGATTTTAACTCATTAGCATTTTTTATAATATCGTCTAACTGTCCCTCTGCCATTGAAACTTCATGATCTTCCTCGTTTACTTTACTTTCTCTTATACCTGGGTATAGTTGACTTAATGCATCGTTAATATTGTATAAAGCGCTCTCTTCAGAATATCCGTAATATGTTGCTAGTCCTTTTACAAATCGGCTAACTTTTTTTAATAGTTCTGGGTTAAGGTTTGCTTCATCCAAATCTCCGTATTTTGTATCTACAATTTTTGAGCTTTTTAATACTGCTGCAAATTTTGGATCTTCTGCGCTAATCACTTTACTTGTAGGTTTTTTATCTTGGTCTAAGTGTTGTAATATCACTCTTCCTCCAGCGCCAATTTGTGCTTGGAATAGTTGACCTTTGAAATCTAATATATCTCCTACTGAGTATTTCTTACCTGTTATGTCTACTGCTGGTGCATCATCTGGGTTAGTTGGTGCTCCTTCTTCGTGTAGTGGTGTTTCTTGTAGGTTGTTATCTGTTACCTCAATACCTGCATCAATTAATGTGTCGTATAATTCATGAGCCATTTCCTTGCTCTTTAAATTGAATACGTCTGATCCAGAAAATTCAACATCATTTGCAAACATGTCTCTAATGATATCATGTGCTTTTGCTGCATCTCTAACTGCTACTGTAATTTGATAATGACCTTCTAAGCCTTCTTTTGTAGGGGCTTTTTCTTTAGCCATCATTGCTTGAATTTTCTTAACAGTCTCTTTATCTTTATCTGAGATTTTTTCTCTTTTAGTAAATTCTTTTGTTTTAGGATCCTGAATTGTTTCAATCTCTTCACTAAACATCTTTTGGAAACCTGCAAATTTTTCTGGGAAATAAGCTCTGTAATAAGCTCTCTTAGCATGGTCGATTAAACCTTCTCTATCTGATTGATACTCTTCCCATTCATTCCAGTAAAAATCAACTGCATCTTCTACTGCTGATTCAAACTTATCATCAAAAGGCATTGGCATGTTTTCTGGTTCTCCTAAATCTTTATGTATAGACCTATTCATTGCACCTTGATCAGATGAACCCCAATCTTCTTTTAACATGTCTTTTTTCTTTTTCTTCAACGCATACATTTTGTTTCTTGCTTCATCTCTCTCTTTTGGCGTCTTAGAAGTATCATCTGCAATCTTTTGAAGTTTAGCAACTTCATCTTCTCCTTCTTTTACTGTAGCTTT